CGCTTGGTAGGACTCGAACCTACAACCTACGGCTTAGAAGGCCGTTGCTCTATCCAGTTGAGCTACAAGCGCATAAACTGTGGTGCAACAGTTTTCCCAACCAATACAGTGTCTAGAATGCATTTGGGTGCGCTGTTGCCCGCAGAACGTAGGTATATTATACCATATAATTGTTACAGAATTATTACAATTTATGCTATTTTTGAAAAATTTCTATCCTTAAAGAATTCAATTTTAGATCTGAATTTATTCTCAAGGACATCGCCTTTATGGGATATGATGAATACATTACTTCCATCATCAAGAGTATCTAGAATCTTAGTAAGATTATCTACACCTTCAAAGTCTAGACTTGAATCAAATGTTTCGTCAAGTATTAGCAAGTTTGATGCTGCACTGTTTTTCATTTTAGCTATTTGACGCCATGTAAAGAGTAAAGATAAATCGATCCTTTGTTTCTCTCCTTCTGAAAAAGAAGCATAGTTAAATGAATCACGATGTCTTGACCTTATCGTTTCATTAAAGTTTTCATCTAAATGGAACGATACAAAAAAGTCAAGTACCTGCAAATATTGATTGATTAATCTATTCATCACTGGTAAATATTGCTTAATAACTTTAGTTTTGATACCAGTGTCTTTAAGCATTTCTCCTATAACTTCATTATAAGTTCGTTCTTCAACATAACTTAATTTCTTTTCAGTTTGTGATTCTTTTTTCTTTCTCAATTGACTAAGTTCTTTTTTTGCTTTTGAAACATCGCCAGATTGTCCTTGAAGATTATTAATTTCTTTTTGTATTCTATCAACTTCTTTTTGTAAAAGAGTAATTGAATCATTATTACTATTAATCTTTTGTTGCTTTTGCCTCAACTTATTCAGCTGATCTGCGAGTTGAGCTTGTTCAGCTTTAACTTCATTTACATTCTTACTTAAGTCTTCTTTAGCTTTTTGAATTTCTTGAGCTTTATCTTTGATTTGCGATATTTTTACATCTTTAATTTCTTGGCCAATTGTTTGATCGCATGTTGGACAATTATCATTTTCTTCAAAGAATCGAGATTCAGATACTAAATCTTTTATCTTATTATTAAATTGCATATCGTAGGAATCAAGTTGAGATGACTTCTTTATAAGACTATTTGATTCTTTTTCTGTAGAAGAAATTGATGCTTGAAGATTTTTTCCAAGAGCTTTACTTTCTTCAAATAGCTTTTTGATTTCTAGTTTATGAACATCAATACTATCTCTTTTCTTTTCAATTTGATCTTCATTTAGACCTTGCAAATCTTTAATATATTTAGTTTGAGAGTCAAGCTTTGTTTTAACAATATCAATTTGATGATTAATATCTGTCAGCTCATCTTTAATCTTTGCATTACGTTCTTTAAGCAAAGCATTCATTTTCGAAAATATATTAATATCTAAAAGGTCTTCAATAATTGATCTTCGTGACCAAGCTGGTAATTGCATAAATGGTATAAAGCTACTGCTTCCAAGTACAACTACTTGATGAAAAGACTTATGATTAAGCTTAAGTATATTTTGTTCTAAGAACTTTTGATAATCTCTTGCATTTGATGCTTGATTAATCAGGTTACCATTTTGATAGATTTCAAATTTGCCTGGTTTGATACCACGAACAATCTTAAAATCTGATGTACCAATCGTAAACTCAACTGTTACAAGTGTACCTTTTTTATTGATACTATTAATCATCTGATCTTTTTTGATATCTCTATGAGGTTTACCAAAAAGACCAAATGATAAAGCATCTAATAGAGTTGATTTACCAGCTCCATTTTGGCCTACGATTAAAGTTGTTGGTGATTTATCAAGTTGAATTTTAATAGAGTCGTTTCCAGTGGATAGAAAATTCTTCCACTCACATGATTTAAAATGTATCATACTACTTCCAAGTTTTGTGCTTCAGTATAAAGCTTTCTCAATTCGACTTTGATATGTTCTTTATCTAAGTCTGTATCTACAGCATCAACATAAGAATCTAGTAGTTCAGTAGTATCTTCTAAGGATATTTTCTCGTCTTCTACGCTTTCTCCGAGATACTCTTCAAACGATTCAGCTATTTTAAGCTCGTATGTTTCTATATTCTGTAATCTATCTACAAACTTATCAAACATATATAAGTCATTTTTATTTATAACTATTAATTTAATAAATTGTTTTTCGTATTGGGATACATCAACTTTATCATAATCAGTTTTAGTATCATCGTATACGACTTTTTTAAACATAGTAATTGGATTGCGCACTGCTTCTATTTCTCTTGTTTCTGTATCGAGAATATGAAAATATTTTGGATCGTCAACATCAGCCCAAGTGAATTCCATTTGAGCTCCAAGATAGTGAACATTGCCTTGATGAGATTTAGTATGAAAATGTCCACTTAATACCATTTCAAATCTACTAAATACATCTGCACTCATACCATGTGGATTAGGCATGCCCGCCATCATATCAAATCCTTTTAACTCAAGATGAGCACCAAGAATTGCTGCTTCACATTTTTGAGCCCATTCAGTATATTCTTTATAGTTAGCATTATTAATCCAAGGTATTACTGCAACTCCAAGACCATCATAATCTAATACAGTAGGTTTCATACATATGTTTACATTAGTTGTAAAATACCCTAATAACTCTTTTAAGGAACATAACTCATTGGTGTTTTTAAAATAAACATCATGATTTCCGGGTATAATATCCATGGTAATACCTGCATCGCGCATAGGCTCAAGAAAATGCTTCCTATTAGCATTAAGTGCTTTAAAGTTGACGAACTTCCTGTGCTCATAATAGTCTCCTAAATGTAAAATTTGAGTAATGTTATGTTGTTTAAGATATGGAAAAAAGATCTCGTTATAAAATCTTTCTTGATAATTAAGAAAGATATCAGAAGAATTTCTTACTCCACAATGTGTGTCGTTTAATATTGCTACTTTCATGACATGAATAATTCAAGTTTATCTTTAGTTTTTGCTTTTTCTTGCTTAGCATATTCTTTAATTGCAGTATCTTTAGATCTTACTTGACTAATTCTTTGCCTTAATGAATCTACATATGACGCAGTTTCTTCAGCTGCTTCGTTGTCCATACCCATTTGTACGAAGTCTTCGATTCCCATTTTTTCTATAAATCTAAACTTAATATCCTGTTGCTTTTTCTCTTTTGTTATTCTACGAATAAATGCATAGTAACAAATTTGAGTAAAGTAACTAAATGCGTTTGGTTTACCTGTCCTTGTAGCAGTTTCGATATTGTAATTACCTATTGCTCTAAGACAATTTTCTACAGCATCCATTACCATTTCTTCTCTATACGTATATCTTACAAAATTTGGTCTGTGACTTAGACCTTCTGCAATTCGTATAAAGCATTTGGCAATATAATCTGTAACTTTTGGTATAGGTTTGTTTTTCTTTCGAGCTTGCTGAGCTTCGATGGCATAATCCATAACTGCTTCAGAGAACTCTTTGTTATTAACATAATGTGCTTTATTTTTAGCCATAATATTTCTCCATAATACTATTATTATACCACATTTCAAGTGATTTGTAAACAACTATTTATTTTAATTTTTTTCAAAAAAATCGTTTACATTTGCTCGTTTTTATGGTATAATATATTGTACACCGGGGAGGGGAGGTATACTAATGAATAGTACGCTTCTTATCCGTTCCAAGGGGTACTCCATTATCAGCATAATCATTTATAAGGCGATCTTCAAACTCTTCTAGAATTTGCTGATCAGTTTTATGAACACGCTGAGTTTCGGTCGACTTGAGTACGAATTGTACATAAGTCTCTTTTACATCTTCAGCTATACTAACATGTTGAACAATATCGTTCTTCATGATTTTAAAAGTTTTAGCGTCAGAGAATGGGAACCAATGAGAGAACTGATATCCGCCTAACATATTAGACTGAGCTACTACCGGTCTTTCAACTAAAAATGCATTATCGTTTTTCCTATTTACAAGGCCGATAATGTCGTCTCCATTGACAAGCTTAAAGTGTCTGATATCTAGTTCTTCCATTTATATATTTATATCCCATAGTTTGTAATTAAATCGTTCTTTCGAATATATTTTAATTCTTTCGGCTGCATGCTGTAGTGTGTAATTCTTATTAGATTTCCAGTGTAAGTCATCAGCAATATCATATATCTTAGTATCTTTACCATCATTACTTTTTCTTAAGCCTCTTCCAATAGATTGAAGTACTCGTATTTGTGACTTTGATGGCGAAGCAAATATAATATTGTGCAACCTTTTTATATTTATACCAGTTGAAAACGTACCGATACTTGCAACGATGATAGCATTTTCTTCTTTCTCGGTAATTGCTCTAATACTTTCTCTTGTATCTACATCTGTTTCTCCAGATACATAGAATATCTTTCTATCTGATTTATTCTTTTCTACTAAAAGACTATGTAATGGTTTACCATGTTTTTCTACATAATTAAAAAGAATAAGACTATTTCCTGTAAGATCGTAAGCAAGATTACTAATAAAGTTATTTCGAGGCTGGTATCCTACAATGAAATCAAGTTCTTCCTGATATTTTTTTGATACCATTTCTTTGCATAATTCATCTTTATATTTTAAAATCAAAATATCAATATCTAATTGACTTAAATCATTATTGTCTATTAATTCTTTAGTTGTAATAACTTTATATACTGGACCAAATAATCCTTCGAGTACAAGCTGATGAGTTTGTGTTCCATCTAAAGTTCCAGTTGTTCCTATTCTATATTTTGCATTAGTACATTTTTCAAGTATAGATGTTAATGATTTAGCTTTAAAGTTATGTGCTTCGTCACCTATAACCATACCAAAATCTTGAAACCATTCTTGACCAAGCTTGTGAATTGATTGCCAAGTACTAATTAATACTCTTTGATTAACTCCAAATTTTTCTCTACCAGAGTATATTCTATGACAGTTATCTTCATGATTCCAAGTATCTTTACTTGAGTAATCTCCAAAATCTTTATACATCTGTTCTACAAGTGATGTTGTTGGTACTATTATAAGAACCTTTCCATCATTATTTTCTAAGTAATGTCTTATCCCTAAGTATATCATTAAACTCTTTCCAGATGCTGTAGGTGATAGCAGAAGGGTTCGTTCTCGAGAAAGCATCACGCTGAGTGCATCTAATTGATAGTTCCTAGGGGTTATATCATTACCGTTCACAGAGAGGTGAATATTTGATAATAGGGATTCGTATGTAGTGTCAGATAGTGACTCGAGTGTACCATAAACTCTGTTATTTTTCACTTCTAGGTTATAATCTCTTATGTCACAAAACTCACTTAAATATTTGTATAAACCACAATACATGGTCTTTTTTCTTGAATCAAATAAACGAATTTTGCCGTCCCACATACGATTTTTATAAGCAGGCATAAATTTATACCCAGGGACAAAAAAGCAGAAGTGCTCGCTTAATTCTCTTTCTATGGAAGGTTCGCAATCAACATGCATAAACACTTCATTTTTCTTTTTAACAGTGATTGTATCCATTAGATACCGCTAGTAAATTTTCTCCATTCAATCATATTTTTGATTGTTTGATGTCGCCACTTGATATTATCTATAATCTCTTTAAGAGTGTCAACAACTTCTTTAAGGTATTCTATACGTGCTTGAGCTTCTTGAATCACAGGATCTGAATCATAATAATAATCCATATCTCCCTTTAAAACTGTCAGTCCATTTAAAGGATCGTAATCCCAGCCTTTTTCATCAATTTGTTCTTTACTTAACTTGCCATTATAATGCATCCATTTGTCTTTAAGAAGCACTTTAAATTCAAGTTCAGCTTTTTTAAGCTTCATACGATTTATTGATATTAATTCGAGGTATTTACCGTGGAGTTTAGCCGAGTCTCGAGAAGCTTCATCTAGATTAACTTCATCGATAACAGTATCAGCTTTCCACATTTCTAAGATTTCTTGCAAATTATTCATAGTATTATTATACCATAAAACAGTGTATTTGTAAACTGTTTATTATGTTATTTCAAAGTTTGTGTAACCAAATGTTATATCCATTTGGACAAATTCTACACTTTCAGATTGACTGTCAAATTCTACTGCTGCCATATTAATAGGATATATCCCATTAAATTTAATTTCTTTAGTAACATTATTATGTGAATTTAAAATTAATAATGTTGCATCTTCTTTAAAGCTTTCTGGATTATTATTTTGAGCAATATTATGAATCCATTGAAACGTTTCTATATAGTTTTCCATATCTTCTGTAATATTACATCTTATACTTAAATCATCAAATATAATTCGATCTCCAGTAAATCCAGCATTTGCTCCTTTGTAAGGTACATCTACTGAAGCAATACTTAAACCTGGTAAGTTTATTCCTACGCAAAAATATTCTAAATTTGCATATTCATTACTATTAATTTTTAGTTGAAAGCCTACTGGGCTTAGAAAGTTTTTATTTGTAGTTAATGTAGCCATATAGTTATTTATATAAAAAAGAAAGGGAGTCTTTGAGACTCCCCTTCTAAAGTTTTATTAAGCAGCAATTTTGCCAGTAATTCCACGATAAGTAGTTACATCACTTTTCTTGGTTTTCTTGGCTTGCTTCTTAAGGTCTTCTGGATTGTATCTAATACCTCTGTAGCAATACATAAGTTCCTCCGGTCTTCGTATCGATTTCGTACATACGGAACTAAGCCGTACACCCT